TTTAAGGTAATTACTCAGCGCCGTGTCCTTTATCGTGAGGCTTACAGAGGTATGCAGTCTGTGTTTCAGCAAGCAAGACGCTCTGGGGTGTCTCGTGATGAGGCCAAACAACTAGCCGAGGCAGAATACGTGAAAATCATGACTAGCCCCAGCCAAGATGTAAAAGACTTGATGACCACTGAAGCTAGAAAGATGACGTTCCAAGGCAAGCCTGACGGTTTTTTTGGAAATGTTGGCCCTCTTATTAACTCAATACCGGGCATCAAAACAGTGATCCCGTTCTATAACACACCGACCAATGTGATTAATGAGGCGTTCGATAGAACATTGAACTGGTCACCAGTCTATAAAGCAATTAAAGGCGATATATCTGGCAAGGAGCTGGATGATGCTCTGGCAAAGTTAGCTATAGGCAATGGCACTGCTGCCTTTTTGTTTAGCTTGGCAAACGGAGACTATGGTGATGATGTCATTGTAACTGGTAGGCTTGGAAAAGAATTCGCGACTAAGAACATAGTATCCGGGTCTGCAAATGTGCCGCCCTACTCTATTGGTTTTAAAATGGAGGATGGCAGCTATCGCTTCCACTCATTTAGTAGGTTTGACCCAATTTCTGCCATGTTGGCGATTGGTGCGGATATGGCTGAGTATGCCAAATACACTGATGACCCAGATGATTTAGTTACTCTGGCAAAAATCTATACCTTGTCTATAGCAGAGTACGCGACAAACCTACCGTTTCTTCAAGGTGTTGCTGAAATACGTAATGCTATCGGTAGCTCATTTCAAACGAGAGAAGATACCATTGACACTTTCTTTAAATTTGTTGGAAAAACTGCTGGCAGTGTCGGCACAAATGTCCTTGGCAATCTGGACCGCTCTGTCTTCGGTTTAGCAAGCTACGGTCAGAACTACATCACTAATGGTCAATATCCTCTAGTTTCGACTAACAGTTTTCAAGCTACTATGGAGAGGCTCAACGACCCATTTGCATCGAGCACAAAGCTCCCTGCTGGTGTAGACCCTATCACAGGAGACTTGTATACCGAGCTGCCGCCGTTCATGCAGGGGTTCTATCAATCATTACAAAAGGCAAAAGCGCGAAATCCATATTTTACCAAGGACTTGCCAGACAAACTTGATTTCTGGGGTAGGTCTAAAACTCAGGGTGAAGGCAGGCGCGATGAGATGTTTAACCCTATGCGGATACAGACAGGCGAATATAATGAGCTAGACCAAGAGCTTATAAGACTTAGTGAAACCGGCATAGGCGTTTTTGATTTTCACCGAGACAGAATTGACGGGCTAAAACTCAATAACGAGCAGTATAATAATTTTGTACGCCTTATCAATGAGGTAGATGATGAAGGCAAAGTGTTAGGCGAACTTGGTTTTGACCCTGAAGAAACTCTGTTGAATGCGTTAAAATATCAGGTCACAGATACAGAAGCAGACTATTACAATTTGCCTACAGATGAGGACAGGTTCAAAGAGTTGAAGGGCATATTGTCGGATAGACGAGCTAAAGCTCGGCAACGTCTGCTAAAGGTTGATGCTGAACTTGGGGCTCGGCACTTTATGATGCAAGACTAACGGTGACAAAACAGTGATTATGATGTACAAATACCAAAAGAGAGGAATAGAAAATGGCTACCTTCTCAGTCAATGACCAGACACGCAGAGTTGTTGCTAGTGGCGCGGCTGAAGTAAGTTTTAGTTTTCAGGTCAACGCTACATCTGATGTAAAGGTGTTTGTAGACGGGACGCAGAAAACAGAAAGCACTCACTATAACATCAAGACAAGTGCAGATGCGGCTGGCCTCAACACTGATGGCACCGGCAAAGTTGTCTTTACCACTGGCAATGTCCCGGCAGGCACAACAACTGTTACCATTCTATCTGACGTACCAGCAGCTCGCACAAGCGTATACACAGCAGGCGGCAATATAACAGCCACTAGCTTAGAAGCAGACTTCGATACTATGACCATGCTTATTGGTGATAGAGAGGAGCGAGACAGTCGAGCTTTGTTAGCCCCGGTCGATGACCCTACAACCATAGACATGGAGCTACCCGACAAGGATACGCGAGCTGGTAAAGTGCTAGGTTTCAACAGTTCTACTGGCAATCCTGAAGCAACCCAGCAAGTAACTGGCGCGGCGGTCAATGTCTCAAGTTTGAGCACTGGCTCATCTCCTACCGCATCTGTCTCAGTTAGCAGTGGCACGGCTACTTTTGCTCTGGGCATCCCCACGGGCGCAACAGGGGCAACTGGGTCTACGGGAGCAACGGGCTCTACAGGGGCTACAGGAGCGCAAGGCCCATCAGGTACACTGTCAGTAGGCAGTATAAGTGCAAGTGGCCTCAGTGCTGGTGCAACGCCTACTGTTGCAATATCAAACAGCGGTTCATCGTCAGCAGCTACACTTGATTTTACTTTTGGAATACCGGCAGGCGCTACAGGCGCTACCGGGTCAACCGGCGCTACAGGGGCTACAGGAGCAACAGGAGCTACGGGGCCTCAAGGTCCACAAGGCCCACAAGGTCCAGCAGGCTCAGGCTCTGGTGACTTGCTGGCCTCAAACAATCTTAGTGACGTTGCTAATGCTGGCACCTCTCGCACAAACCTCGGCCTCGGAACTATAGCAACTCAGGCCGCTAACTCGGTAAACATCGATGGCGGTGCTATTGACGGCGTAACGATTGGCACAAACAGCGTTGTGACTGACCTCCGGGTTGATAACCTCAAGCTCGATGGTAACGCTGTTACCTCAACAGACACAAATGGCACAATAGACCTAACAGCCAATGGCACGGGCAATGTTGTTGTAAAAGGTAACACGAACCCCGGCACCGTTGTATTCAACTGCGAGAGCAACAGCCACGGCCAGACGGTCAAGGCTCAGCCTCACTCTGCTAGTGTAACAAATACACTTACGCTGCCGCCAGGTGGTGATGGCGAACTGGTCAGCACTGTAGCAGCTCAAACCCTCACCAACAAAAGCATAGCAGCGTCACAGCTAACTGGTGCTTTGCCAGCCATCAGCGGAGCTAGTCTGACTGCGTTGCCAGCAACC